CTCCTTAAAAGTTAAATTATCGTGCATAAAAAGAGTTGTTTTTAGCGCGAAAAAAAAAAGAAAAGCCCTTGTTCGGGGCTTATCAGTACATCATATTTAACTCAAGTGCTTCTATAGTAATTTCTGTAGTTGCGTAGTATGACCTATTTGGAAAAACAATGTCGTTCATGAATTGTTCCCCGATCCACCAATACCCATCGGCACCAATGTTATATATACCATTTTCATCACAACCATCAACCGTATCAAACGTCCTGTACTTACTTGATGTTACTCGTTCGGTTAACGCCTCAAACGCTTCTTGTTGACTAGAAAACACGCCCATAACGTCGGTCACATTAATAGGATCATATTTGCCGGTGCGTTCATCATAACGTTTATGCCATCGCATTTCGGTCATCACCCATACTTTCATTTTTGTTCCCTCCTTAAAAGTTAAATTATCGTGCATAAAAAGAGTTGTTTTTAGCGCGAAAAAAAAAATAAGAGGGCTTGTTTTAGATGCGAGTATGCTATAAAAAGAATAGTCGGGCACTCTATAACAGATATAACCGAGAATATCTATACGGAGCGCCCGATTAGTTGGCTCGCAGAAGAGCTTGAAAAAATGTAGGAATAGTGTATGAACGCACCAAGTTTTACCGAGTCTAACTGGCACAAACGGTGCTTAAACACCGTAAATTAAGCTCAGTAAAACCCGTGTGCACCTATACTATTGATGTGTTTCTAGCACAGGAATCCCGCTCTATAAGGCATAATTGTAAGTAGAGCGTAGGAACAATGTATGAACCTACTACTCTGAACTGTGCCTTACAGAGCTTTCAAAAGCGTTTTAAACGTCTCCACGCCTACAATTCCGTCGACCTGGATCTTGTTAGCTTTCTGAAACGCTCTAACAGCCGCTTCCGTCTTCGGGCCGAACATGCCGTCAATCGCAACCGTGGTATAACCATAACGAGAAAGGGCGCACTGAGCAATCGAAACAAGATTTCCGGTCGAGCCATTACCGACGTACTTCTGAGAAACAGCCGCGGTAGTAATAGGGCCGATGATACCGTCCTGCGTGACGTGTACAAACTTCTGAAGCGCCTTAATGTTAGCTTCGAGAGTCTTCGGACCGTACTTACCGTCTACGTCCAGCTTGTAGTTACCATAGCCATTAAGCCATGCCTGAGCTTCTTTAACTCTGGTGGTCTTGGTAACTTTGACTTCCGGCGTTTCTACAGGCTTAGCTTCTTCTTTCTTCTTCGAAATATCATACACGGACAGATCGACATACGTCAGATCCTTATCAAGTCCGCCATGAGAAGTATACTGAAGCATCGTACCCATGTTGGAAGTGTCTTCGTTAACTGCGCCGTTATTGGATCCCCAGCATGCAACCCAACGATCCCACTTGGTGCAATTAATGAGTGACTTAAACCAGCTGGCGCTAGCGTAAATACCGGTGTAGTAGCCAGCCGCTTCCACTTTTTCACAGAATGCAGCACAAATATCAGAGATTTTCTGCTCAGTAATCTGCATTCTCTTTGCCTTGTAACCATCCGCATCTTCCATGTCAAGCCACACACCAACACGAATATTGTGTGCGTGCTCTTTAATAAACTTGAGGAAGGTATCGGCTTCGGCCTTAGCCTTAGCAACCGTAGTAGCATAGCTGTACCAGTACAGACCATAAGGAATATCATACTTTTCGCATTCCTTAATATGTCTTACTGCTGAAGCATCAATGCTGTTGGAATATCCAGCACGAATAATTACAAACTGATCTTTGTACGGAGCCAGATCGATGTCTGACTGAAACTCGGAAATATCAATTCCGTATTTTTTAATTTTTGCCATTTTGTTACCCTTTCGTTTCGCCATTTAGCAAGTACTTTTTAGTTAGTTCGTTGTATGTGTTTTGGAAATACACTCTACTCAACAATGCTTGATATTCAGCTTTATTCTCGAAACGCTCTATCACCTCGCTGTCGCTAATATCGTAATATCGCTGATCATCATGCGCTTCCTCCCAAATATCGACTAGTCTGGACCCGTAGAAAGCATTTTGCTTAGCTTTAGCTAAATCGTATATAAGTTTTCTTTTTTTGTCTTGGTTCGTTTCGTTTTTTAATTTTTCTTCCAGTTTTAAAGCTTTTAAATTGTATTTGTACGTCTCTCGTTTAAACTCTTTACTCCCAGATCGTTCGCCAAGACTTCTTTTTTTGTATTCAGTAACCCCGTCCTTTGTAACGGCAGCGTATCGCTTCTTCCCAGCCTCGGTCAAAGTTCCATCTTCATTCTGATAACGGCGAACACCCCACTTCTGGCCAAGGATGCCGTGATGTGAAAGAGCACTATCAGTAGACACAGCAATGTAAATCATTTTGAATCACCCTCCATATCTGCGACGGCGAAGATCTTTGGGCCGTTCTTTGCGATTTTGATTGCTCTGAACCTGGCTTACGGCTCGGTTACGACGATCAATCATGTTTTGTCGTTCAGAATCACTAATCCGTCTGTACTGAACAGATCCGCTCTGCCCGGTCTCTCTACGAGTGCTAGTCCGTCTAGGATCAAACGGATTGCCAGCGCCACCTCTTGTTAAGCTGTTGTGACTGGTATTTCTCTGCGGAATCGGAGGTTTCGGGGTATAGGTTTTAGGCTGATCTCCTACCTGAACCCTAGCATGCCCGGTCGGGAAAATAGTTCTGTGTCTGGTTAATGCTGACGGACGAGGATCAATTCGGCGAGTTCTCTGCGGGAGTGACAGCGTTGGAGTCCCGGGAGCAAGCGGCTGAGGCCCTCTACGGTTTCTCCACCGCATTCCAGGTACACCATAGTGCATAAGGGCGTTCCTGTTATCTTTGCTAGTTGCAATGTAAATCATAAATAATCTGCCTCCACATTTAAGATCCAACCAGCTTCTCTAATCTCTTCTTCAAGAGCTTGCATCTGAATTCCACTGGTAGGTGGGTCAAAAAGTTTTCTGGCACGTAAGCCAATGTAGTTTTTAACATCATGAAGTTTCTTCTCTTCCTCAGATGTTAGAAGATCTGCCCATGTCGCGGTGTCGTCTGAAATATCAAAATTTCCAGTTCCGATTCCAAGGGTATACAGTCGTCTGAACAAGCCATTCAGATATAAAATAAGCTCGTCATCAAACGAATCATCATCCGGCGCAATATGGCAGTACTTCTTGATGTCAACAAGAATAGAATTAGTCATTTGTGACATGGTTGGTCATCCTTTCATGACGGATCAATTAAAATATTTATTACGTTTCTTGTTGTAGTGCAATGTTTGCAGATACTCTTTGGACCAACCACCACGTCTCGCGTTTGTTGAGCTGTGACCGTTTTTCAGTTCACGACCGGTTTTGCCTTTATATCCAGACGACACCTTAAGATTTCCGTTTGTCGTCTTACGCTTGGTATAATGTTTTGAACCTTGCTCTGCGGCTTTGCTCGTTACTCGTTTATAAGTTCTTAAAAATTGAAACACATTTTTGGGGTTTCCGTGATTTTGTACGTCATTACGTACAATCTTATTGGCCATCAATTTAATGTTATTTTCCTGGCCAGTTGCAGATTCATCACCCGCCCATTTTCTTCTTCTCCATTTCATACCCTGCACGCCGTAATGCATTAAAGCGTCTTTATTATCTTTATTAGTTGCGATGTAAATCATTTTGAATTCTCCTCACCCAATCGTCACGGTAGTTCCGTAGGCGTTTGCGGTTTCAACATACGGGATTGCTGCGACGACAACCTGCGACAAATAGTCATATCCGGTGTCAGGTAAAACGGTTTGACTAGTGGTTGTTGGGGTCACATCGTCTTTAGTCTTAACCAAACATTTTCCAGAATAAGAAAATACAAGCTCGATTTCTTCAACGTCAGAGAGTGACAATTCATCCGGGTCAATCGAGATTACTAAAGTTGGTGTGGTCCCTTGTAAAATCATTTTTACTTTTCCTCGTTTTTCTGTTTCTTATCGTAGATCTGCTTAGCCACAGCTACAATTGCGCCAAAGAGAACATCAGCAGCAGAGAGAGTCGCTGCGATTTCAGTAGTGTGAGGAACGCCCCAGACATTGCATACAGTCGTGATAAATACCACGATCGGAGCGATCAAAAGGGCAATAAATTTAAGAGTGTCATATACTTTGTTAGTCATAAATATAGTAACCTCCCTTCAGTGAGCATTCGTGTTAAGCCAGCTCACCAATTCTTCTTTAGCTTTGGGGACCGTATGATTGGCCCCCAATTGCTCAAGTCCGTCAAGGCATGCAAAAAGAGACGAAAATATAAGTCTCTGCTCTTTCTTCATCTCTTTCTGCTCGTCTTTTAGTGCCTTGATTTCATCATTCTGTTTCTGAACTTCTTCAATAAAATCTTTCAATTTAAAAATGTACTTAAAAAATGTGATGATGGCGCCGATAAACGAAACCGCTGCTACCACGACCGCCATCCATTCAAGAATATTCATGAGTTATTCCTCATTTTGAATTATCAGGACAGGGAGTCGAGATAGGTTTGAAGTTGGCTATCCCAGCTAGTCATTATATCGTCAGAATAAGATACAAAACCAGACACTCGATCGTAGAAAATATCTGTAAAATCGCTTTCCTGAGAATCTATCAACTTAATGGGAAATTTAACAGTGAGTACTTCACAAACTTTGCAATCCTCAAACGCCACGTTATAATCATAAACTTGCGCCGCATGAGACATCAACGTAACATAGCCGATCAATTCACCGTCCAGGTATCTGGGAATTTTGCATACAAAAATAGCATTTAGTAAGTCATCTAATTCGAGGCCAACCGGAAACAACGGATCAGTAATAACTGGTGCACCATTAACACGGTCAAATACAGCGCTTAACGTTTTTGCGTCATGCACTTTGTAACTAGTAATAGCACACTCGGGAACTGCTTCGCTAATCGTTTCAAATTTTCCAAAAAGCGATGCTTTACCAATAAGCGGCTCAAAAAGTCCAGCCAGTCCATCCTTATACGCCAGCTCCATGTATTCTTCTTTAGTTTTGGACATATTTGCATTAGAATTTACAGGCATATTTTCCTCCTCCAAATTAATTCTGGTTCTGCCTTATTTTAAATATATACTTTGAAGCTTGAATACCTCATTTCGGATCGTCAGGAGACAGGGAGTCGAGATAGGTTTTGAGAGCAGTGTTAAAAGGACTCATCATTTGCGTCTCAAGCAGTAAAACGCCAGTCGTTCGATCATATAAAGCAGAAGCAGTTCCGGTTACAGCAAACAAATTAACAATAATCGGATCGACAGCGTCTAATTTTAAAGACAGAATTTCAACCCCCATAGCGCGAGTAAATGACGTACTGATAGGCGCTAATGAGTGATCTTCTTGCTCTTTCCATAACTGAATCTTAATCATAGCATTAAAAAGGTCCTCGGCTTCTAATCCTGCCGGGAAAACCGGATTAAGAGGCAATTTCGAATCATTAATACCATATGGCTCATACATATTCAATGTAAGAGTAAGCGGCGTTTCATGAACCATGTACTGCGTAATCGCGCATTCCGGAGTCTGTTTCGTCACAGTTCCGTCAAATTTTCCATAAATACTAGTTCCCTGCTCATTCAACTGCGCAAAAAATCCAGCCAGTCCATCTTTATACGCCAGTTCCATGTATTCTTCTTTAGTTTTAGACATAATTTACCTCGTAACTCTAATGAGTCTTTCTTTTTAGAATAAATAATTCACCAACCCTCAGCCTTTGGGATCCATTTTGAATTCTTTGGGTCTGAGGGAGGTGATTAGTTAACGCCGAAAACTCGCCGCACGTTACAGCTTGAATTGCTATGGCCACGATATGATATGATGACATTGTTACCCGACGATTTCATGTTGAAGGAGCAATATGTTGCATCATCCGCAATCTCAAAAGCCTGATCGCTTGTCGTGATCATCGCAGTTGGTATAGTTATCGAGTTGAAAAAGTACGGGTTTGAACCTATCATTGCGACGATGTTTAAGCTGTCGTATAGCATGCCATTAGTCAGCGTTGCCGAGCCTGACGAAAGCGTTCCGTTGTAGAGCGAAGTCGAGCCGTACATCTTTGCTCTTGACCATGTACCATTGTTACGAAACGCCGTATATAAAGTGCCGTTTGTATCGATTGTATAAAGTGTCGCGTCACTAGAAGAGTTTGTTGACAGAACACCCTTCGAATATCTCGGAAACGTTACATTGCTGATTGTCGCGGCTGCACCCATGTTGATAAATATACACTTTTTAGAGCTGTTATTACTAGAATACTCGGCAGCAATATCATATGTGGCATTCAAATTACTTCTCGCACCAGACGCGCTTGTCGCTCCAGTTCCGCCGTTTGCAACCGGAAGAGCGCCAGTCGTGTTACCAAGCCCCATGAGATTTCTCAAATCCTGCGGTACTGCACTTCTCAGTCTGTATTCTCCAGAAACGGAAGTGTCCCAACAAGCCAGATGTGTAAACGAGGTCATTCTTGCAGTCGAATATCCCAACTTCGTTGTTACACCATTTGCGTAGTCGGCTACCGAATTTACATTGGTCAATCCATCCTCTGTAACAAGCTTACGAAACGTCGCTCCATCAGATCCTAGAGCATAAGCATTCGGCATGTATACTTCATCCGATCCAGCTCCTGCCGGAGGATAGACCAAAAGGCCCATGTTGTCTTTAACGGCATCCCAAGCAATACCAACATCAACATTCGACAGCGTTCCGGCGTACTCTACTCTTCCGCCAACCGTATCCGACGCTACGATCAGAATATTGTAGATACTATCTGCATCAAATCCAGATATAACTTTCGCAGTGCCATTTGTTAAGCTCTGAGCCGTGCCATACGATGAATCAGTATTTTTCTTAGTAGCAACAGTCATCGTAAGGCTATTTCCGCTAACGCCAGAAGCATAAGTAGCGTTTGCCTTGATCGACGCATAAGTTCCGCTGTCAGACGCAGTTCCACCTGAGTCGGATCTAAAGATCGTTACTGTTTTTATCACCGGAATGCTATAGGCTGTAACGGAAAACGTTTTACTTGTAGAAGCCGTTCTGCCTCGTGAATCCGAGATAGTTACATACGCCGTAAACGTTCCCGAATTAGACATTGTCGAAGAATCAGCGTACGCGGTAGTCGACGTTGAAGGGTTATTTCCGGAGAATATAGTTGTCGATGACGAGTTCTTGATCGAAAACGCGTAGTTCTTAATTGTGGCTCCATAGCAGGAAGATGTGTCGGCTTTAGCGGTGAGTCTAGCTTGTGACCTTCCTGCAAGCATCTGGTTGTTAAAACCGTTCAAAGTACTAATAACCAGAGGGTCTGTAGAAGCCATTTTGATTGTTGCGCTCGAAGGAACTGATAACGTAGCTTTATACGTAGCCGATCCGATTTTTGTATTCCCGGAATACGTGTTCAACGTATACTGGATTTCGCCAGACGTCGCATTCGGAAGCCAGGGACCAAACGTCGATAATGCCGGTGTAAAGGACGGCTTTACGGATGTCGTTTTAGACACAGCGGTTCCCGAATGGCCGGCAAAACTGTACGTGATCTCATGCTGGAACGAACTATCAGCTCTGGTAATCGTAAACGTAACGCTAGATCCCATCGTGCCGTTTGGAGCGGTCATAGACGAAGCTCTTGGAATTGTCGTTAATGTAAGCGACTTATTACCGGTCTCGCCCTGATAGTCACGATACGTTTCATTCCATCTGCAGTTTACAGTGACCGTTTTTGCGCCATTCGATCCGTGAGTAACGGTATGCGTCGTGGTAGTGATAGTCTTTGTCTGGCCGGCATACACAGTCGGCATAGACGGTGTATACGTATACTTGGTACCATCAATCGTTACGTAGATCGGCGTGTTATACGGGATCTCATAGTTACCGCCCCACTCCGACATAATGCGAATTTTATGAGTGATTGTCAGAGTTGAGGTATTATTGGTAACGTTTGTCGATGTCTCATCGATTGTTACATCATAGAATACACCCGCCGAAGTATAACCATGAATGAGCGTACTATAATTCCAAGCCATATTAGTCTCCCTTCTTCAGAACCATACGGCCTTTATCATCCATGGCCCAGTAAACTGCAGTAGTGCCATTCTCGCCGTGTCTAAATATCAAACGATCTATGATTTCGCCAACCTTAATGTAGTACTTTTTGCCGTTAACATAGGAAACTACAGTACCGTTATCGAGGAACTCCAGACGATCATTTGAGAATCTGGAAGCCATGTTGTCGTTCTCAGATCCGACCTTCTGAATCGAGATACCATCATCATCCAGCGTGATCCAGGTCTTAAGCTGCTTGATCTGCTCATCCTCAACCTCTCCAAGACGAGTAACAATCGTGTCGATCGTGGTGTTAAACTCGTAATTGAACGACGCTGCATTCTGTTCAAGAGTTGCAGTTCTGGTCGTTACTTCCTGAAGACTGCTTGTCAGAGTCTGGTTGTAGTTGTCAGCGGAAGTCTGAGCATTTTCAGCTGTTTCCTGAGCAGTATTAGCCGCATCCTGAGCGTTTGATGCCGTTTCCTGAGCATTCGACGCCTTACTGTCAGCAGAAGATCCTCCAAGAACCCATTTAACGCCGTCAAAAGTAAATATCACATCGGAATCGGCAATCCAGTTATATGGACCGTCTGCCGCAATAGCAGCTCCACCAGCGTAAATATCTTTTGCACCGGTGTTGCTAATATTAAGTGTCGGAGAGTCAACGGCGTTTGCCTGAACCATGTGCAGATTGACAGTTGTTCCCTTAAATATAATAATTCCGCCAACATCAGCAACTTTAGCAGCTGTTTCGCCTATTGTTGCACAGCTGCCATAAAATGCCCCGGGCGGATTCATGGGAACAAAATGCGAGCCGTCGTAAACAAATGTTACTGATGCATCAATCGGCCAGATTAACTGGTTAGTAGCTGATACCGCTTCGCCATTTGCCCAGATCGGTTTAACTCCAAGATTGTTTACATTAAGCGATAACGTTTCGGAAGAGTTCGCGGCAGCAAATGCTACACGAATTACCATGCCTGCATAGAGATCGTGTGCTTCGGCGCATGATACGACTTTAGTAGCAACGCTAGCCAACGTAGAACTAGTGCCATAAAGCATCTTTCCGTCTCTTCCGACTGTTCCATTTTGAAATGCAATAGTCGGTGTTGACCAATCAGTTGTCTCGATCGTGTCGGTGGATTCAGTAGACGATGCCGTGGCCGAGATCATGTACACCGGATCTGTTCCAGACAAGATAGTCCTGGACCAGTTTCCTAAGTTACCGGACAAAGTACTAGTAGAGAACGTATATGTGAAGTTACCGCTAGGAATGCTCGGCGTTGCAGCAGCTCTTTGATACAAATACACGGTCGCGGTATTAATACCTGGAGCACCTGTCTCGCCCTGCTTGGCAACAGAATACATAGTAACGTCTGTACCGTCTGAGAACATCGTCACAGATCTGGTCCAAACGTATTCTCCGGGGTTAGCCGACGGAACAGTTTCCTGCCAACCGGTTACCGGAGCTACGGTTCCTGACGCACCAACTGCGTAAGAGATGGTCCTTGATGCAACAGTCGCAGCAGGACCGGCTGGGCCCTGAGATCCAGTGTCGCCGTAAACACCAATTACGGATTTCTGCGTGCTGTACGTGCTGCCATCTGCGTACAAATATGTCGCATAATACCACAAATACTTGTTCGTCGAAGTCATTACCGCCCTAGAAGGATCAGTTTCCCAGCTAGACGGCTCGATTGTGTTACTTGTAGAAACGGCATAGTAATCCGTTAGACTGACAAGTTTTGCAGACTTAGCGATTGTTTCAACATCTGTTACCTGACCGGACAGCTCATCGATTTGACGAGATTGTTCAGTACTTACTGATACATAAGTATTTCTAAGTGTTTCTACTTTTGTATCATAACTTTTGCCGAGGTTTGAAAGTGTGCTAGAGAGTGTCTTTTTCTCATACCCTAAAGATACACCCAAATATCTTTCTTTAAGGACATCGAATTTAGTTTCATTAACTTTGGCTAAAATATCAATCCCCAAATTCTCGGCATGAACTGTTACATAATCGCACAGGTAAACATCTTCAAGCGGTGCTACATTTTTGTATTCTTCGGTTCCTGCTAACGATGCGAAGTCCACGTCCACAGAAATCTTCGGAGTAGTGACTTTGTTATTAGCAAGGTACGTATTTGCCTCGTTTCTCAGTTCCGAAACGGTTGGTTGATTTTCGAACTTCGACGTCAAATCAACAACTTTGGTACGAGAATATCTATAATTGCTTGCCTCTGCGATCTTGACTACTTTTTCTGGAAGTGTGACCAGAATATCATTTCCGTCCGCATCTGTTCCCGCCCAATACGGAGCGATTCCAGTAAACAGATCCTCTATAGATTCTTCATGTGAAATATCAAGAAGATTCTTACTATACTGAATGGTTACGCCACGGTCTTCGCCACGATTTCTCCACAAATTTACAGTTCGATTGTCCCACTCCAATTCGCCGCCGTAAATATCAATTATGGATCCATCTGTTCCACCGATACACTCTCGCATAGACTTAATCTCTTTAAGATTAAAGTTTGCGGTAGTCGCAATATCAGTATTGAAATTAAAAGGACAATTCTCAGCAGCGTACGTTCTAAGCCCAGCAATCGCCGCGCCTGCAGTTGTAGCGGCGTATGGCATTACCGGGATTGAAAGCATCTGATAAGAAATATGCTGGGCGAGCACTTCAACCCGCCCGTTTATCGGTTTAGTAATCTGGTAAATTTCAAAAGGCTGCGGAGTCTTTCTTGGTGCGGGTCGAGCATATATTTGCTTTGCCACGGAAAGATCCGAATAATGAATACCAGTTACTGGGTAGATCATCGAAAGCTCATATGTACCGTTTCTTTTTTCATCCACGGCACACTCAATAGCGTCAGATAATTTACCAAGACCCTCAGTAGTATACGCAGTGGCACTTTCAGGAAACAGAATAGGCTTCATAGCATATACCACCTCGGAGTTACTACAATTTTGCTAATGCCAGAACCAATCGTAACCGTATTGGATCCGGGTGCAAGAACCGGATAAGTATGATTTGTAAGCGTCAAAAGGCCGTTACAATTGCTTGACCCGGAATATGCGTCCTCAAGTTCGCTATCGATAATAACACTTGCGAACGAATGACTGGCAAGAGTTGCCGTGATCCCGCCAATTGTAAAAGAACCGCTTCCAGTAACGATAAACTGCGGTCTTGCATCAAACGATGTAGGATTGTTTATAGTCCCGCTTGAAGTAAGCTGAATTTGGTTATCTCCGGTCTTTAAAAAACGTTCCGCCCTGCAATTGAACGTAATCGTAAACGTGGCGTACGAATGAGCGTTGTCAACCGTCGGTGAAAAACGTCCGGTTACTCGGCCCAGTCTGTACTCATCCGGATGATACGTATCACTAATTCTAACGTATCCTTTACATGACGCTAAAAGAGCCCTCAGGGCTCGTAATTTAGGTTCAACATCCCCAATTACAAACCCTGAGTATGGAATATCAATATTCTTATAACGTCCGTTATCAAAGGTAAGTTCCGCATTCTTTCCCGGAACTACTTCTGTTTCATAGTCCCGTTCTGCACCAACATACGTGTCGGTACCGCTCGAGATAATTACCCCTAAAGAATATAAATCTGTGCCGTTTACTAACACGTGATTGGTTTGATCAATCATGCAAATACCATCCCTTCTCTAACAATTTCATGATTAAGTTTGTAGGCAATAATATCGGCAAGTTCATTCACATCCTGACCGGGTGCGCCGTTAACAATCAACGTTACACCGCCCATAGATACGTTTGTACTGTTGGCATTTTGAATTCCAGAAGACACTTCGGATTTTTTACCGAAAGATCCGCTAACGTTTGCTGCAACATTGGCAGACAGCGTTTTAGAACCAAATCGGTTATACATCTGAGACATTCCCTGGTCTACCTGATCCAAGTCAACAACCGGCGTAATAACAGGATTCAAATCCATGTCAGAATCAACGTAATTGTTAATTGCCTGAACAACGGAAGACATTCCGGAATACAGATTACTTCCGACAGTGTCAGTAGCCGCATGAATCTGGTCGCCGCTATTGTTGAGCGAATTGGTAAGACCAAGAATCATCATTGAGCCCAGCCATGCCCACCATTTAGACGGGGATGAAACCAGAATATGGCTCTCGTTTCGGGCATTACCAATCATTGTATTAATGCCCTTGATGGCGGTTCTAAGTCGCCATAAGTTGTCCTGAATACCTTCTTCTAGACCCATCATCAGGTATTTGCCTACTTCATACCATTTTTTATACCCGACGCCACTTGTCTTATCGCCCTCGGTAGAGATAATACCAGAAATTTTGTCGGTTTCGGTTTTAATGTTGCCCGAGTAAGTCTTAATTACATTTAGCACATTTCCAGCAAGCTGAACCGGGAACGCGGTAATGACATCACTAAGAGCTTTAACACCATCAAATGCGTATCCGTCAATTGAAACCGCCCAATCGGACAAATCTCGAACTTCAGCAACAAAATTGTGAAGTCTCGGAAAATCTACAAGATCTGCAACTTCGATGAAATCGGAAAGACCCTCCGCCAGCACCGACATATCTGATGCAAATTTAGACATTGTTCCGCCAGTGCCAAGACCGGTCATTAGGCCCGGCTGTTTCAAATGCTGGTATATAGACGCTATTGATTTAGACGCTGCAACCGCATTATCAACGGCACCAGTTTTAATTTTTGACGAACCATTACCATTAGTTATTGCGTCACAAAAGGCGGCCAAGCCCTGTCCAAGTGCACCAACGCCGGTCGCAAAGTCTGTAAGACTTGTCGTTCCACTACCGTCGCCAAGAAGCCACGCAACAAGACTAGGAATTTTCGGCAACGTCTTGTAGATATCTGCGATGCTCTGCGCCACATCAACTGCACCCTCGGATACACCTTGATCAAACGATCCGTCTTTTATCGTGTTCGAGAAAGAAACCAGTCCTTTCGCCAACTGCGTAATCTGATCTGCAAACTGATCCAGATTCTGCGTAGTATTAAGCATATTGGATATGCCTTTAATCTTTGGCATATGGTCATAGAGCGCAGCTAACGACGCGGCCACATCAGCAGCTTTTTGTGAGGCTTCTGCATCAAATTTCGTGCCCATTTTGATTGCCGGACCGCCAAGACCGGATGCGTTTCCGCTAACCGCATTAGAAAATGCTGCTAATCCAACGCCAAGCCTTGCTACATCTTCGCCGAACGTAGCCAAGCTCTTAAAGCCAAGAAGCGCTTGTGCTACCCCGCCAATATTGGGCATATACTCATACAACCCGGCAAGAGATTTTGCCACCGTTACTGATTCGTCAATATTACCATTTTCAAAGTCGACACCATCTGCAGAAACAGCTAGTGAATAAGCAGCAAGGCCAGTACCAAGAGCTTGCAACTGGCCGCCAAATACACCTAAATCTCTCTCACCAAAAATCTGCTGAAGAAGTCCACCACTAGGTGCCATAACCTTCTGGACTTCTGCTATAGAGGAGGCCGCATCAGCAGCCGCTTTCATGGCAGTCGTATTAAGACCGGGTCGAACTGTAATTGCCTGGTTGAATCTGGCAAGGCCAGTTCCGAGAGCAAACAATTGGGATCCGAACGTAGCCATGTCCTGCTCACCCTCCCAGATCTGCTTAAATCCGCCAGATGCTGCGATGGCATTTTGAAATCCTGCAAGATCGTTTAGCAGTTCAGTGGCCTTGGAGATGTCTTCTGGAGTTATATCCGCGACCGAGTTATTAAAATCTACGAACCCAGTACCAAGATCTCTAAGATTATTGCCAAATTCTCCTAAGTCGCGTTCACCGCCCATTTGCTGTAAGAAACCGTTCTCGCCCCACAGATTGGATTGGATATTTGAAAGTTTGGACAGAACAGCTACCACCGCAATTAAGTGGTCGGTGTCTGTAATTCTGGAAGTGCTCGTGTAGAATTTATACAGTCCGTCACCAACCGCTTCAATTGCCGTACCGAAAGAGTCAAGGCCGGTGTCGCCTTTAATCCATGCCGCGATCGCGTCAATAAATTCGGCAGCAGACAACTTAATAATAGCGGTTGTTAACTTATCAACACCATCAAGCTTATCCGCGTCAAGCGTATTTGCTGCGGCGATAAATGACTCAGCGTTATCAGCAAATTTTCCTAAATTTTCACCAATTTTAGGAAGTCTCGAAGAGATACTAAGTCCGACATTTCCAACAACTCCGCCAACAAAATTCCCCAGCGCTTCGCCAAGCTTTTGGAAAATATCAATTCCGCTGTCAATAAGATCTTCCAAGCCAGGAATCTGCATAATTGCGCCGAAAGCCGTGAACAGAATTCCAAGCTCAGTAATTACCGCAGAAATACCTGCTACTCCGGCACTGGCACCAATGGCAAGAGCTGCGTCAATAGCTAGCATCGACATTATGCTGGTTAACAACGCTACGCCCTTGTGGCCTTTCTGCCAAACGGCCGGGTTGGCATTCTCGATAGCCTTTTCGGCGTTCTCAAATATCACAGCGACAAGATCTACAATGTCCTGTATCACTTGCGGGATATTTTCTGGCTTCTGTAGTTCTGTTAAAACCACATGGAGGAATTCCGAAATCTTTGCAATGAGGGACGGTGCCTTTTCGGTCATGGTATCGAATATAGTGACCAAAAAATCAAACAGACCTTCGGTCATCTCAGCCCGTCGTTCACGAAGCTTCTTCTTCCAATTGAACAAAAGGTTAAGAATCGAATCGATTATACTATCAGATTTCTCAGACACCGCCGCGAGCCAAGTATCAATTGCATTAAGGACTTTAGGCGCCTGCTCTTCAGCCGCTCCGGACAATTTATCAAAGAACTCAATAATCGCGTCTGCTGCACTGCTGCCATATTCGGAAAACGTTTGAGCTGCTTGCGCAAGCAAATACATACCCTTGCTAACCATCAAGATAGCCGCGCCAAGTGCGAGCATTCCAATAGACGCCGGGGTTGCCAAATATCCAAGCCCGACAATAATACCGAGTGCACCTGCAAAGATGGCCGCGGATTTACCTACATTTTCCCAGGATAGCTTAGAAAAGCTTTCAAATGCTTGTGCAAGGATCGTCATTGCGAATGCTATAGCTAAGACCGTCACGGAAATAGCAAGCATTCCGCCAGCTCCAGTACTTTTAGCAGCTATTGCAAGCAGGCCAATAAGAAGCGTGAATACCAATCCAACAAGAGAAATGATCAAAACTCCTCTATAAAGCGATCTGACCGGTATCTTGTCAAGCTGCTTTAGCACCTTCGCGATGATCGTAAAGAACACGCCAAACGCCACAACAAGTGCCGCGGTTGCTAATATAGCTTTCCCGGCACCTTGCGTCGATTCGGATGCAAAAGCTACAACCAATATCATCATCGCGCCCATTACCGCGCTAAGGGCAAACAATGCGTCCCTAGATCGTCCTAGTGCTTTCGGATCAATCAAGGAAACAATGTAAAGTGCCGCCGCAATTTTGACCATCGCCCAGCCAAAAGCACCGATAACCGCTGCTAAACTCATTATCGGGTTAATAACTTTTTGACCTTTTCCAACAGTTGTCGATGCACTCGTGGATATATGCAAAATAACTGCAGCTAAAACAGCTAACCCAAGACCAAATAGTCCAAGAACTTTCGCAGACTCCCACAATCTATTTGGATCTATTTTTGACACAATAAACAACGACGCGCTAATCAATAAGATTGCCGCGCCAAAGGCAAGAATAAACTCAGCTATGTTCGCCAATGCCTGGGTTGTTTCAGTTTTACTTTTTGTTTTTTTCTTGCCGACATTGTCGATCACCGAAGTAATACGATTAACAAAACCACTGCTTCCTAGCGCCTCTGCTATTAATATAATAGCCACACTTAAAACAGTAATTATTCCTGCAATTATGAGTCCGGCGCGAATTAACGATTTATCGGATACGCCACCCTTTTCTATCATATATGCAATTAGCATAAATGAAGCAATAACGGCAACCAAAGTTAGCCCAAGCGTTAGCCAAATCTTATGCCAGTACCTAAGCTGTATCGCATATCCAGCGCCAATATCCGTGAATCCTTCCATGGCCTTAAAGAAGTGCCATATAGACAGCTGGCCAATGAATGCGCCTATTGCAGTTAAAAACATGGTTAATGCCGGAAGAACTTTTACCACTGCATAATCGATCATTTCAGTAAGGCTCTTACCAGCGAAAGCATCATGAATCGCCTTGATAATCGACGCGAATGTATCCCAGATTAACGTGAAAGGTTCTTTAATCGTATCGAAAAACTTTGCTATTTTTTCGAAAAACGTATACGATGCTGGACCGTCTGCAAAATTATCTCCACCGTCGCCGTTTTTAAAAGCAAACCAACTCTTTAATTGATTCCAAAACTCACTAACTTTTGCCCACCCGGCTTTAAGCTTTTCAGCGAACGGAGAAAGCCAATCTGCAAATGAGTCTGCGGCCTGCTTGATTCTATCAAACAGAGTAATAGTGCCATCAGCCTCCGTCCCATCAGCTTTATTTTTTCTAAATGAGTCGAAGAATGTAGAAATGGCTTCTTTTACAACGTTAAACGCGTCAGCAATTACAGGAGCGCCGGCAGTAGCCCATTCTTTAATAGCATTCCAGCCATTTTGAATTCCGGTGCCGATATCGGTGATTACAGTTCCAATGGTCGTGAATACCGTCTTAAGCCACGTAACAAACGAATCCCAGCCAGCCTGAATTTTAGGATTAACTGCTGTCGAGAAGAATTCCTTAACTTTTGCAATGGCAGTAGCGATCTTTCCGGGAATTGATGGAATAGTTACCGTAAAGAAATCACTAATAGCCTTAAAGAACGACTGCATAGCCGCGTCTTCCTTTACCCATCCAAAAATACCGTCAAAGAAAGACTTAACTGATTTGAGTGCGTCGTCCATAGACTTTGCAGTTTCATTCGACGAAACCAGCTCAGCCCACCAAGAATTAAATTTTTCTTTAGCCTTGGTCATTTCTGACGGAAGATTAGCAATAGCCTTAAGAATTCCGTCGAATACACCAACTACAACCGTACCAGCTCTTACAAACGGATTAGTAATTTCGTGCTCATCCCAAAATGTCTGAAATTGCTTCTTTACGGAATCGAACCACGCAACGATATCTTTCCAGCCCTTAGGAATACTTACTTTAAAGAAATTAATAACCGCCGTCTTTGCATTCTTTATCCATTCGGCAAGTTTAGGATAAGTGTCCGCCAGACCATCTGCAAAAATATCAATATATTCGCTGATACGCTTAAAACTTGTCTGAACAACGTTACAGACTTTTGTCATGAGCGCTTGCACTTCTTCGGTCTGTCCCATCTTCTTGAAGAAGTTGCCAAGCGACTGGATTAAATTCTTAACAAGAAGCGGAATATTCTGCATACAGGACTGAATATGCAAGAATATCAAATTAAATGTCTGAACAATGTCTGAGTCTTTGGCTAGACCATCAAAGAATGATTTAAAAGATTTTTTAACACGGTCAACAAAATCTTTTACGTTTTTATACTTCTCGAACAGATTTTCATCAAGATTTAAAATTTTAGTTAAAGCATCTGTAAACCATTTGCGTAAGTTGTCCAACGATGCCTTTAACTTATCCGGAAGTCCGGCGAATGCAGCCTTAATTTTTTCGGATATAAGATTAAGGCTGTAGTCTAACTTGACATTGGCCCAGCTTCTTATATTCGAGTCTGACGTTTTAAAAATAGTATCCCAAAGACTGCGTATGGAAACGAACAATCTTCTAAACAAATCGCCGGTTACAATTCTACCAAAGATCCCAAATATCTCAGTAAGTACGTTAGCTACCCCACCAAGAAGCTTGAGCATTGGCTTGATGGCGATCTTGTTTATAACATTTGCAACGCCAGAGATTACATTCTTAATCGCTTTAAGAATTGTAAATATCCCACGGAAACCATCGGTTAAGTTTTGAAGCGTGCGTTCGCTCGGGCGTAATCGGTATAATGCGTAACGGAAATCAATGGTAGAAGAATATAATTTATACCCCAAACCGTCCTTGCTAAACGTTCCGAAAATATCCTCAAAAGCAGATTTTACTGTACTAAGAATATTGGATATGGAGGCCCAGGCATCTTTAATACCCTCGATAAGCCAAAGTCTGCCGCCAAGATCGTTCCATACTTTTAATAAATCACGAAGATTTACTACAGGGGCTGCAAAAATATCATAGATGATCTCGTAGAAATCACCCCAAAGACTTTTAGCCTCTTCGTATGTACCAAAAATATACTGGAAAATATTTGACCAAGCGGTAGATGCAGCGTCTTTAACAGCATTCATCGCTTCCGTGAGCGTTTTGGTTTCCTGCAAAGACATGAACGCACGATAGCCTAGATCGTCAATGTTTGCAGACAGTTCCTGCATCGCTTGGTTTGCGGTGATTCCGTGCTCTGTTGCATATTCGTATACTTCATTTACAAACTGGCCATAATTCTCGAAAGTTTTAAGCATTACTTCCGATGTTGCCCAACCATCTTTAAGCGTGGTACGAAGACTTTCTGCTGTGACTTCTAACCCGCTTGCAACCGTGTAATAGGTTCCGTCTGATGCCTCTTTAAGCGTTCCAAGCTCTAAACCAGCCTGGATCAGGTTCTCTTTAAGTTCGATAGTCGCCATATTAGCGGTCTCGATACTCATCCAGTCCTGAAGTTTTAGAGTTCCAGCACCCATTGCCTGGGAAATATTATACAAAACTCGTTGGAATCTTGGGTCAGTTGCGGAAATACCGGCTAGCGAAGCAGCACCGGCAATACCTTCAATTGCCTGAACCGCGGGTTCCATTTCGACACCAGCAGCCGTAAACTTACCTACTGCGTCGGTCATCTGAGTAAGAGAATAAGACGTTGCATCTGAAAACCACGCAATCTTCTCAAGCTGCTCGTACGTTTCTCTCTCGCTCATGCCAGTAGAAGCAATAATCGTGGCAACCGCCTGCGCCATCTGTTCATACTTGCTCCAACCAGCTGCCACCTGACCGAGACTTAGATCATTAATGGCTCCGCCTATCTTACTCGTGATAGACAATCCAACATCTGCAATTGCCGAACCGATTCTGGTTAGCACACCAAATGCAATTGCTTCAAACGTAGAAAACTTATCGGAAGTTTCTTCTAACCCATCCGAAAAGGACGAAAAATCAACTTTGTCAATTGATTTTCCAAAATCTTCCAAACCATCAACCATGCCAGAGAAATCAAGTTTATCTCCTAGCTTTTCAAGCGTGGACATGGTTGTCGCAGCTTTTCTTTCAAACTCAGCATTATCGAACTGCATTTCGACAATACGTTGATCTATTGTTTGGCTCAAGCCCCGGTCACCTCCCTCCACAATTCATCTGCTATTTCTTGAAATATTGGTCTCATGGCTGGATTTATGTAATCTAGTCCTTCTACATACCCTCCTGATCCGGTTGCATGCCCGTACTGCAATATAACCGCAATCGGTACACCATCATTTACATTCGAGTTTGTCCAGACTATTTTGATTTTTCCAACGTAATAATTAATATCGTAGCCCCATGAAGCAGCCGTCTTTCCAGTATTTACCGGAGTGGCGGCTGCCAGGGCTTCCACACCCTTTTGTGCATATCGATTTAAGATCTCAAGATTCTTTCTACGATTTGTTATTCGTTTAAGCAAGTTTTCGGTGTTCTTAAAATCTCCTTTGACCTTAATTCGAACCATTTCATCATCCTCTGGTGTGGTATTTCTTTCTTCTAGCTTCGTTAAGCTTTTTGTTTCGTGCAAGAACATCCGCCGAAGACATTTTCTTAGGATTGTTCTTTTCGTTGCATACTCGAATAAGAGTAAGCAACTGATTCAAATGCCAATATTGGCATTCAAACGGAATCTCTAAAGCAACCATCCAATAATAAATAAGTTCAGCAGTAATAATGCTTCCTTTTCCGTGGCCGGTTGCCTTGTTCTTATTTGCATCTGAAAACCAGGTAGCAGTACTTTTCTTATTTATATAATTCATTACTGCTTCGATCTGCGGTGCCTGTAAAAAGTTAAGTTCTGGACACTCCTCTGGCGGTTCTGGCTTATCTCTTGAAACCAGCATGCACCTCAAGTAATCCTTAACTTCTTCGACGCTCTTTTTATCATCAGCAAGAAACGGTTTTTCCCACTTGGCTTCCCATGCACGCATTGATGCCAGTGAATGCTCAAGATTCAAAACCGTTTCTTTAGTGCTGATGAATTCCTGTGTGTTTTCATCAAACAATTCGGTTTCAGGGATGTGCAGAGTAAACATGTAGTCACCCCTGGAATATCAATTATTCGAGAACAGTCAGCGGAATTCCGTTATCTGTAATAACCTGCGCTGCCTGCTTCTTGTAGTCTTCGTTATCGATTTCAGCGCGCATATCGCTAGGAATGATTCCCTTCAGGAAATCGCTAAGCTTGTCGGCGTCGCTGTAAAGTTCCATGAACAGATTGGAATATGCTTCTGTCTGCATGAATTCTTCGGTCTGCTCATCATTTTTAACAAAACGACGTCCATCAATAGATTTCGTACCGTAAGACTTCTTAATAATCTCACGGAACAGATTGAGCATCTTTTTTGTGTCACGAGTCTTCACGATCTGTTCCATGTAGTAATTAAGACCGCCAGCCTCACTGTAGTTCATCTCGGTCAGTTCAGCCTTAGTAAGATTGAAGTAAAAATCTTCGGTTCTCTGATTTCCGTCGTAATCGGTGTAGGTAATTTTCTTTTTAAGCATGATGTATCCTTTCTTTGAAAAAAAATATAAAAGGCGGGTCGTTTAATAAACCCGCCTTAAGAGTTTAATGGTTTGTTTCTAAGCAGAATATAAATTATTCAGAGAAAAGAGTGATGATTTCCGCCGGAAGAGGAAGACGAGCTTCCGTTTCACCTTCACCATAAATAATCTTCTCGAGAGATGCAAGCTTAGCCGCGTCCACTTCGGTGGAATCGATGCTAAGATATGCAGTAGGCTTATAACCCTCAACCGTAAGAGGCGTGGTGTCAATTTCCCAAGAGAAGGTCATTGCATCCGGGGAATCGTTAATAGTCTCATAAGAAGTCTCAGACGGAGATGCGGTGCAGCCGTACAGGAAATGAAGCTTATAGCCCTTCGACAAATCGGTATGCGTGTCGTCGCCAATCATAGTTCTCCAGCAGAAGCCAAAAGTCTTACGATTCTGCTGATGCAGATAAACACCCGTTGCAACAGCAGCGCTGCCATCGCACTCGTTCCACTCATCCGGATAAGTATATGCTTCAATAGTAGCACCTACGGTTTCGGCGGAACGCATCGTAGCATACTTAAGGTTATCTGCCCACAGGTCAGTTGCATCTGCTCCTTCCGGAGAAACGCTTACACCAGTAAGACCGTTCCAAGCAACACCATTGCCGTAGCCGTTAGTACCCATCACGAACAGAACGCCACGATCTACGCCGGCTTCAAACCTACGCTCGCCAACAGCATCCCAAACTAATTTTCTAGCCATTGATAAAATCTCCTTTTTAATAAACTAAATCATAGACAAAATGATTAAGATTATTGGCCGTATAAAAACTTGCCAATTCACAATATCTAAATTGTTCCAGATACTCCCGAAGTGGTTCGTCTGGATCTTTAGAAATAAGCTTTACAGTATACCTAGTACCACGTATATACTTTTCGTTATCTGCGTACCGACTCAGATTTCTAGCGGTTGTATAAATAATGCATGGATACTGAAGCCTAACAGATTCTGGAGGTTGAAAATATACATGCTCAAGACCCGGAATAGACCTGAACTTATTGTCAAGTTCAATTCTTCGTTCTGCTTGGTTCATTGTATAACCCTCCAACAGACAAAATTAAACGAGGATACTCGACGTCAACCGAAGTTACAAGCCAAGTAGCCCCGTTTAATTTAACGTATTTAATATACGCATAATTCTCTCTGGCATATGGATCTGCGACGATGGAAATCGTGTTACTAAGAACGATGTTGTCATTTAAGTAACCACTATTTTCGTTTCGTTTATAGTTTCGCTGGATATCGCCATAATAATTCCGCTCAGTTACTGTTTCCTTGTAGACACTATTTCCGACATCCGTCGTAAACACATAGCCGACAGGTCCATAAAATCTAGCCATTTTGAATTTTGTTAATTACGCTCCTGCCGCCTCAAGAATGGTAAGCGCGGAATACGGCTTTACAAGCGCACCAGACATACGGCACTCGATCAGATACTTATACTGGTTGTAGTCGATATCGAAATCGTCGAACAGAGTCTTCTCTCCACCCTTATCAGCACCAACATTGTAGTCCTTAAGGTTTACAATAATACCAATAAGCGGCTTGTTATCGACCTGCTGACCTTCCATAACCTCAACAGTAACAATATTCTTTACACGAAGTGCGGTAGCAAGCTCAGCTTCCGTCTTGTAAAGCTTATGACCAATCTTGTCCTCAACAAGAAGCATCTCGGTAAGAACGTCCTCAGTGGTATAGAACGTCGGATTTCCAGATCCCTTATAATTCTTACGAGCGCGAAGAATCGCATCAATGGTCGCCTTAGCAAAGTCACCGGCAGTCATGTCATTGGTCTTGGTGACATTTACCTTGGTATTGAACAGCGGGACGTCAGTAGCAATAGGACGAACATGAAGAGGCTGGATCTTGTCGTCAGAATCAGCAGGACGGCCATCGCCAATAAGAATAGCGCGAGCCTTTTCCTCATCAAGCATGACTTCCATTTCCTTCTTAATCCAAGAAACAACGTCGAAATCGGTGATGTCAAGAATATCATCACGGTCAAGCTTCTGCTTCTTGTAAATGGTCTGCGGATCGGTGGTACGCTTAAGAGTCGTGAAGACTTCTTCCTTCTTCAGGTTACCCTTAAAGTAACCCTTTGCACGTGCGTCATCCTCGGTAATATTTGCGTAAGTAGACTTAATACGGCTGAACGGGGTCTTGTGGACATTGCTCATAACATCCTGCACCCAGTCCATATTCCGAGAAATCCACTCGGGCGGGTTGTTAAGATTCTTATACTGCGGGAACAGCATGCTTGCATCGTTGAAACCGTAGGTCTGGGTTCCGGTTGCAACATCCATGCCCGTAGTGTCAATAGAATGTACCAGAGACTCTCCTCCAAGGTACTCGTTAACGGCATCCTTAAGAGATCCACCGTTCTTTGCATTCTTGAAAATGGTTTCCATGTCGGAATGGGAAAGCGTAGTAATTTCGTCAACACCCATCATCGAATCGGAATTATCAAACGCGTTGTGTTTCATGTCGTCATACTCTCCTTCGTCATATTCGTAGTTACCGTCATCGTAATCGTCGTAATCTTCATCATCTTCATCATGATCGTCTTCGTAATCGTCATACTCTTCGTCTTCATCAGACAACTCAAGAGCATCATTAAGAAGCGACATTACGACGTCACGCTGTTCATCATTAAGCGTATCAAGGACATCCCCGATGGTACGCTCATCGTACTCTTTTTCCATAGACTCCTCCTCACTAGAATGTTCAATAGAGTAATCATCTGAGGTAATACCTGTGAAAATAATTCCTTCTCCGTCAGCATCTTCTCCGTGCGCAACTGACACGTCCATAATATATGCCCCCGGATTAGCACCAGATAACACCAGACTAACTTCTCTAATAACACCATGAATAACATCTTTACCCTTCTGTTTAAGCTGATTTGCATAAATAGAAAGCTGATTAACATCACCATGCTCAACCATCTGTCTGGCGTACTTGCCAGAATCGGTATCATTGAAGTAGCAATATGCCCAAACGCCATCATCTCTATTTTCGAGAACCGCGTGTCCAAGAACATTGTATACTTCGTTGTGCTGGTGGTTCCATACTAGTGGCACTGTCTGACCATCATTGACCTTAAATGCATTTCTTCTGATGATTCGACCATCAGAACACTCAAGATCGTTTTTTGTGGCCCAACCACTAAAATCACATTTCATAGCCATTTTGAATTTTTACGCCACCTTTACTTGAATAACGTTTACTCTACTTGTGTCTCATTTTCAATTGCCGCAAGTTCTTGTAAAATGTTCTGCATTTCAGAAATTAGCTGAGCTTTATACTCTTCGGGAGTCATGTCTTCTTCACCAGTTTCATCATACGCAGCTTCCGGATCTTCTTCCGGTGCTGCATACGATTGCTGATACGGATCAGACATCATACCGGCACTATTCTGGTTGATGTTACGATTCCTAAGTTCACTGGCGGCCGGATCATCCGACGGCTTTCGGCCAATAATCTGTCTGATCTCGTTCGGAGACAAAATCTCGTTCCGAGTAAACTTATCTGCAATCTCGGAAATCTGAGACGCAGCAACAAGTTTGAACGGATCTCTGAAATACATAATCGATTTACCTTGAGTAATTGCTGTTCTGGAAATAAACTTTCTTTTACACTCATCAACAATAGCCGAAGCAATCGGTTCGATGATTCTAGCATAGTAATTAGCCTTTGTAGCTTCGTCAGCAGATCCGTCCAAAATCCCCTGAGTAATACCAAGCTGGCTAAATAACAATCCTTGTAAATACTGAATCTGTGGTAAAAGATTGTTTTCAACAGCGCGATTCAACTGAGTAATATGCTCGGTTGAATCAATATATGCAATTCCGTACTTGGACCCACTTAACTGATCTTCAAGCATTTTCTTTCGTTTGTTTGCCTGATCTAGTTTCGTTTCGGATCTAATTGTGTACGGTAACTGAATAATGAGATCTAATTTACCGGAATTACTCTTTTCATCGAGCGCATCCAAAATATTTAGTTTTCTTATGAGTCGCTGCAACGTACTGTTTGATTCGTTCATTATTGCATAGAACGGATTTTCGATAATCGCAACCGAATTCTTATGCCTTAAAATTCGTTGTTTCTTACCTGTTCGCTCGTTGTAACATTCCACAAGAACCTGACTTGGATACCACTCAATAATTTTACCGGTTCTAATCGACAAAATGTCGGTAGTCCCCTGCGTTGGGTCAACAATCGGTTCGCCTACAATATCAATAGGGACGAGGGCTACCTGACCTTCGTCAAGCATTGACGACACAACATCATGAATAAATGCTGTGCCTGTTTGGTCCAGGTTCGCAGACAAAGTTAAACATTGATTCAATGGGGAATCAATAGTTTCTTTATACTGTCCGTATTCATCTAACTGAACGTGAAGAAAATCTAGAGCAGATACATCAAGTGCAATTCGGTTATAAATAGCCGTGACTAATGATCGTTCATTTCCTCTCGTATATCGAACCCGATCCGGTTTTACAGAGTTCCCAGATTCTCTATAAGTAAAAGAAACTTCCGGAGTATTAGAAAACGCATTCCAAGCATGTTTAATACGAGACAGAAGATCCATCTGTACGCATGCTCCTCTCCATTGATTTGACATCCTATTGTGCATTTATGTGGTTCCGGAGTAACACACAATAGAATATAAAAATTTTACATATCTATTTACATTTCACTTAAACTGCATCTTTGTCTCAGAATACTTCTCGATATATCTTGTACGCCACGTATGCGTCCATAAGAGCCGCAACCGCATCAATCTTTTGTTCGTTGCGATCTTTTAAAAGTTTTCGATTTCCATTGGTATCAACAAGAGCAATACAGTTTCCCATCGTGAACTGCATTATTTGCTGATCAAATATCAATAATCTGTCCTCAGCCATTTTCTTTAGTTCGCCAAGCGGAACTGACTCGGTTCTTGCACCTTGTATGACTTTTTCTATTCCAAATGATCCATTTTCTATTTCCCATTTGGCAATGAAATCTTTTGCATTGTACGGGTCATATCCAAGACATTGCACCTCGTATTTGGAACTGGTGATAAAATCATCCAAATCGTCAAATACTTCGAGCATATCCAATGTTACTCCCTCCATAATTATCAAACTTCCTTCTTGTATGAACGTTTGATACAGGGAGTACAAAGATGGTGTTAATTTATGTAAAGTAGAAGACGTAATGTAGTTTCTTGTTTTTATTCCAAAACGCCCACTACCCAAAGGAAATAAAAATGTGAATGAACAAAAATCGTCGCCGCGAGAAAGGTCAACCCCAAGCGAACACGGTTGCCCCCAATAATTTTGTTCTCTATGCGGAAGCGTTTCTTCGTACGTAAAGAAATACGTATACCCCTCCATCGGAAGATTGAAACGCTTGGCTAAAATATCATTTCTAGCCGCCGGATTCTTTTCAGCGCGCTCGACATCAAGCTGATACGTTTCGTACGTAACTGTTTGCCCAATGTTCGGATTTGCTTTTATCCACATTTCTGGGTTGCCAACTTCTGAAATATCATCTAGCTTATAGTACCAAATGGACACATGCGGATTAACATACTCGCCTCGCAAAATTTGCATTAGCTCAAGTTTCATGTCGTCCCCGACACCGTTTCGTATTGTTCCTTCAGAACTGGTAGCTAGAATAATATACTGATCGTCGCCGCCCTTTCTTGCACCCTGTTCGATAGCGCCAATCGGATCTTCTCTAATTGGACAGGATAACCACTCGTCCAACGTCGCGTACCTACATCGAAGACCCTGCAATTTATCAATTCGCATTGGTTTGATTGACAATGTAGAATTTGTTAGTGCATTTTCAATACCCTTCTTGGTAGAAAATAATTTTGGTTTATCGGTCCTAGATCCTCTGGTGTTTTGTACGGAACCACTAGTCATAAATTTAAACACCGGACCTCGTGATTTTATGATTGCTGTTCTAATAGGGGATAATATCTCGTCCGCTTGTGCCATTGTCGGAGCGGTTGTTATTTGCTCGGTAGTATGGGTGTCAGTAACGAGCGCGTACGCTTGTACAAATGACGCGTAAATCGATTTTGCAGCACCTCGTGCGACAATAAGAAACTGTTTTGTTCTAAGGCGTTTTTTAATCTTTTTCTGTACGTAATGTCCGCCATGATTATTTTCACTAGGAACATAAACGCTATGGTATTCGAAATAATACCACCCAAAAAGATCTTCGCCCCATAGTTTAAAGCTGTCTAGCAGTTTAACATCAGATCCATCAGTAAGAACCATTTCATGTTCGCAAAAACTAATGAACCCTTCTACAACCACGGGGTCATACCAAACTCCAGGATTTCTTATTAAATCGTCTATTAGGTTCATCTGCATCGAAATCGTTTCACAGACATTAATCTCCTTTCGTAAGACTCGATCTCGAAATTCCCCATAATATCTAGGAACAGCCGTGTTAGACATTCTTCCCATATTTACTATAGCCTATCATAAAAATTTATATGAAGCGACGGCCCTAAAAAGAACCACCACGTCCATAACTTATTGCATAATCTTGAACCGCCTTATTTAAGGAGGCAGGTCATGCATCTTATACCCCTGTAAGACAACTTCAGAATATGCCTTTTCCCAAGAGTAATTAAACAGCTTAGAAATTGCTCTTACTACACAATCGCCGACGAATTGTCCGTCAGGATTCGGGTTGTAGAAAACGTAAGACATGTTAGATAATATTTTGGTTTAAAACAGAAAGAGGAATCGAATCAAACGCATGTTTTAGTTCTTTCCATTTAACGTCAATAACCGGACTGTCGTCCTGTGTAAATGGATTGTACTGCGGCGGATTGTTAGGACCTAAATTAATTTCCTTCTCAAAGTCTTTCTTTCGATCATCTGATTTTTTAAGCTCTTTTTCAAACGTAGTTAATGAGCTCATCAACTCTTTATAGTTTTTATCAGACGTGTCACCGACATTCTTAATTTGTTCCTTTAGTTCTTTTGCTGCGTCGCCGGCTGCTTTCAAACCCTTTTCGTCGTCCGTACTCTTACCGTTGTCAAGCAAGCCAAGAGCTTTAAACAACGAAGACGCAGACGAGATAATCCCAGTAATATCTTTTAAAGTACTATTTGTGTTCTTCAAAAAATCACGAATCTGCTCTTTGGTCGTTTTTTCGTGTGGGATATACTGGGCTAGTTTATGTTCGATCTCGATTCGGTTATACGCGGCACGAAGTTCATCCGTTGTAAACAATGATCTATACTTAATAAGTAATTTAGGATTATATGTCTCTAAAATCTTCTCTTTACTTACTTCTTTAAGATCCTCTACCTGCTCTTTGTTTCGCTGTTTTTCACTAGCCTTGCGACTGCGCTTAAGATCGTGCCGCTCTTTCTTTAACTTTTCAAGTTCAAGTCTAGCTTTTTCTCTCTCAAGTCGCTGCTTAGCTTTTGCTTGACGAAGCTTGGCGCGTTCTTTATCTTTGGCGGTAGCAGATTTCACTTGATCGGTTTTAGACTGCCTAGCTGGTCCGACACCATAACGCTCTCGCCCAGCTTGAGTTAACGAACCGTCACTATTTTGAAACCGTCTAAGCCCCCATTTCTGACCATCAATTCCATGATGCTCAAGAACGGGCTGATTGTTAATTTGTTCAGACATGGTTATTACCGCCTATAAGTTTTACGATCGTTATATTCGCTATCTCTTAACCAGCCCAATCCACGAGTATGTTTTTTACCAGCATTTTCCCGCTTCCACTGCTTATACTTATTCTCCGAGTATGGATATAGGTGCATAGCATTATTAATTTCTCCGTGCCAATATTTTTCGTTGATTTGCTCTTTTTTCAAATCTTGCTGTCTGCTTCTAGCATCTACCCGTCTCTGCTGTTCCTGCTTTCTTTCTTCGGCTCTTTGGCGATCGATCTTGTCTCGGAAATACTGTTTAATTCTCTTGTCTGGGGCAGAAGAGGTTTTCTGAGAAGTAGATGGTTTGTGATCTCGTAAATACCGTTTAACGCTTTTACGAACACGCTCTGACCGTCCCGGAGAAGTTGAGAGATTGCTCTGTTTTTCGTTGCCGCTCCAGCGGCTATTACTACTTTTTCGGCTAGTCGTTCTAAGGCCCTGACCTTTACTGCGTATTTTATGAAGGCTTTTCTCAGCTCCAGATCCTCGGTCATCTCTGTTGCTATCATTTGGATCGTCATTTTCCCAAGGCCATTTAAATCTTCCGCCTCTCTTGCCCCATTTCATACCTTTAACGCCGTAATGCATAAGGGCGTCTTTATTATCTTTATTAGTTGCAATGTAAACTTTCATTTGTTCCTCCACGG